ATTGACCATCACAACGTTCTCTATTTCCAAACAGCGAATGAATGGCACCTAGAGAAAGCAGCCATGCTGCGTTGCTATGTGGATGAGCTAAAGTCTTGGATACACAAGGAAGAAGCCAATGTGGAGGATATTTGCAAAGGCCCTAGGAGCCAAGGAGGGGAAGCATGAAAAAGAAGCAGATATGGTTGCTCTTGTGCGAACTGTCATTCTTTTTTCATACATGCTGACCAACGCTTTCATCATTGCTGGAGTAGCTCGCCATTGGAACGACGTTCCTAAAGATCAAAGCACTTACATTCAGCGCAGCCAGGCTCCTCTGCACAATGCTTCTCCCACCAGTCAGCATTGAATTGTTCGTCATCAATAGATGCAGTGGTAAGCACCATCAATGCAGTGGTGATGGCATTGAAGAAAGCCGTGCCTTCTTTGTCGAGAACAGTCATAGCAGCATCAAGGTTTAGAAGCAGTCTAAGCTTTGTCGGTTGATTGACGCTTCTGCTCTTGTGTGAATTTCCTCAAACGAGGCAAAAGGGATGGTTGATAGAAATGCTCTGCACCCAATAGTTGCAATGCTGTTTGTTTATTGCTTTCTAGAAGAGCCAACAGAAATGCTGCTTCTTTATCGGACAAGTCAAATGGCATGGTCATTTTTCACAATCCATGAAAATCTTGAATTCTTGAAAATTGTAGCGCGATTAACGAACCAGGCTTGCAATCCAATTAATGTCATCTTCTTTCGATGCTTGCAATATTGCAGCAGCAAGAGCAAAAGCATGGTCATCTACGCCGCTTTCCTTGCCACCAGTAATGGACCATTGACCTGATGCTTTATATACCACGCCTAAGTTCTTAAGTTGCTTCACTGCCTTTTCGTGGCGATATAGCTCAATGAGGCCAGAGTTAAAAAGCTCCTTCATCTTGCCAAAGGCCTTCATCTTGGTACTAACGGACCACGTTAGCTCTTCAATTGGGTAGTCAGCCGATAAGGATTGAATGGTGGCAGAACTGTTGTATTGGTCAAGAACAATGCTTTCAAAAGTGTATATCTTGTGGTGCTCCTTAATCCAGTCTTCTACTGCCCTGATGTTCACTTCCTTTTTCCCATTGATCTCAAAATCCACGGGAAACGTATGGAACTTGTCAACGATTAATGTTTCACCTTCGTAATGCACAATACAAGCAGTGTAATCATCTCGTCCTACGCCACCGCGAGCGGGGTCAAGAGATAATACATAGGTGCCAATCAATTCACGTTTAGGCAGCAGTACACTTCTTTCTTTATTGATTGCAGCTTCTACCACTTCACTGGCCAGCAGGCACGATTGGTTGCCCCTGAATTGAGCACCAAATTCAACGTGAAAAGATTCCTCGTCCTTTTTCAAGGCGTTCTGTAAAAAATCACAGTCAAATGGCAAGTTTGGATTGACCTCCCAAGTGGGCAATTGCAATGCCCTCATGCCTGGGAACTCACCACTTTTTGCTTGCTGGAAATGGGAAAAGAAGGAGCCAGATGTTAGCCAAGGAGAAGATAATTCAATAATTTTGCCGTACTTGCCAAACTGTGCAGTGGATGGACTTAATGCAGTGTATAAAGCCTCTGCTCCCCTATTTGTATTTCCCTCCATGGAAAAAGCAACTTCGTCCATGATCACCGCAGCCACTGCTTTTCCTCGGGAAGCCCTAGCGGAGGCTGGCATAGCACGAAACACGCATCCATTGCTAATTTCAATTTCCAAATCAACGTCTCTCAATATTTCCTGACGAAGTGGGCTGTTAAGAATAAGTTCCCGAATATCGTTAAGCACAATTTTTGCTTGGTCTAAGTCATTGGCCACTGTGACAATGTGAAATTTTTCGTTTTTCCTGATGCACTTGCGCAAGTATTGATCCTGGCAAAATGCCATGTAGACAGCGGCAACAGAGGCGCAAAAACTTTTTCCGCTCCTGCGGCCCATTGCCCAAATAGCATGGCTAATATTGTCTTCAAATAGTTCGTCTAACAGCTCCTTCTGCCTGGGCCACAAAGGAGTGGAGAGGACATGTTCTGCAAATTCACTGCAACTTAACTTGGCCATAGAACTAATGTATCAATGGGATGGAGATGTTCTTTAGGCACGAAATATGCAGGACGCCCTTTTGCTGGATCAGCCCAGAACTTTTCCTGCATAGCCTCTCCCCCATAGATCCATCCATGAATAAGAGTGGTCTTGTCTTGAATTGTAACCAACACATATTTCTTTTCCGCTGGTTCATTCTTTTGCACAATTAAATCGTATTGATGCTTGCTTCTTGTTTTAACGTCGATGCCCGGAAGGTCGCATGATCCACGCTTGGCTTCTGTTTCCTTGTAGACCAAATCTTTCATGCCAAGATGCGAAGCCACTGCTAGTTCCCCTGCGGCCCCAAGCAAATGAATCTCTAGGGCTTTGCTACCAAAGGAAGCGCCACCATTCCGTCCACGAAGGCGTTGAGCCTCATTCACGGATTGCCTCCGCATGCCTTCTTCCATTGCTGCTTGTCTTTCTTCTGCAGTAAAAACAAAGGAAATGGGGGATGGCATGGGAAAAGTAGTGTCAGGGCCACTATAGCCACTGTTAGCATATCAGTAGCCACACAAAAGAGCAATGTCAGAAGAAATCTTGGATTTAGGTCATGCAGACGAAGGTGGTCTGCGTTCAGACGGGCTGATGAACGTGCTGACTGGCATGGGCAGTGGTCGGGACAAAAGCCAATACACCTCTACCAAGGCCATCACTTTCCTGGCGCAGGAGGAGCTGGAATCGCTCTATGGGGAATGGCTGCCAAGGCGCATCATCGACATCTATGCCGAGCAGTCCACTCGCAAGGGCTTCAAAGTATTGTTCGGCGGAGAAGGGCCGAAGGCTGAGGAAGTAGTGGGCGTTGAGCAAGTCATTGAAGATTTGTACATCCTTGAAAGCTTGATGTTGGCCTCTAAAAATTCCAGGCTGTATGGTGGCGCCGTTATTTTGATGTACATCGACGATGGACGCAAAGCAGACCAGCCAGTGGACAAAAGAAACATCTATAAAGTTGAAGGCCTAGAAGTATTAGATAGGTATCAAATTGCACCAGTCATCACTGAAGCCAACATCTACGACTATTCCAAGGCCACTCACTATCAAATTATTGCTGGCGACCTTATTAACCAGCCCAACCTCACCCACATCCACAAAGATAGAATACTGCGCTTAGACGGCGACTGGCTCCCCTATCGCATTAGGCAGCGTAACTATGGATGGGGAATGAGCAATTTGCAAGTGATTTACGATAGCTTCCGCCACTATTGGACTGGCCTGAATTCTGCCGCTACGTTGCTCACGGAATTTGACATCTTTGTGCATAAGATTCGCGGGCTTGCTGCAATGCTTGGTGCAGGCAAGGAAAGCCAAGTGAAGGATAGGCTTGTCGTTAATGACATGAGCAAGAGCATCTATCGTGGCTACGCAATTGACGCAGAGAAAGAAGAGCTTGAATTTATTAGCCGCAATTTTAATGGCATTGGAGAAATCCTAGAGAAGCTCCGCATTGATATTATTGGCGCCTCTAAGATTCCTCACACTTTACTATTTGGTGAAAGCCCTGGCGGGCTTGGTTCCACTGGCCGCAGTGAAGAGCGCGACTTTGCCAAAACCCTTGCAGACTACCAAACTGCCACTTTCAAGCGCCCGCTTAAGCAGCTCATTGAATACATCCTGCTTAGCAAGACTGGCCCGACCAATGGCAAGCTTCCAGAATCATGGCGCGTTCATTTCAATGACTTGTATGAACTGAACGAACGCGAGAAAGCCGACGTGAGAGCGCGTGTGGCTGCCGTGGATGGCCGCTACATCCAGCTTGGCGTTCTACACCCGCAAGAGGTGGCAGATGCCCGTTACGGAGGCTCTGAGTGGTCAATGGAACTCACTCTCGCCCCATCGCTTCCTCGTGAGCTTCCCATGCAAGGGCAGAGTCAGGGGCAGAGTGGAGGGCAGAGTCAAGGGCAGAATGAAATGGCCGTGCCTCCTGGTGGTAGCGATCCTCTCAATGAACAAAATGGCACCTTGCCAATGGACGGAAGTAGGGAAGTGGAAGACAGCGCAGGACTATTCCTTCCTCGTGATCTGGAAGAAGTGCGTGGTGACATTCAATTTACGGACAAAGACTTGCATCAGCAAGCAATTGCCGCAGCAAAAAGCAAGTTTAAGGTGTGGCCTAGTGCAGTGGCTGGTGCCTATGTCACCCAGAAATACAAAGAACTATATAAGCGCAAGCATGGTTCAATGGAGAAAGCATTCAAGGGCAAGAAGCAACAGGCAGAATACTTCCAAAAGCAAGATGCAATCGACCCATTGAAGACTTCCGGCTTTCTGCTGAGCGACGACGAGGAGGCTGCTTTTGTGTCGCCCGAGGACATTGATGCGGCATTGAACCAATGGAAAGAACTAGCTCCAGAAAGGTTCAAGGATTTGCTGGAGGCTGAAGATGTCCAGCCTTCTTGATGTTTCATCATTTGCTGAAACCATCCTTGCCATTGAAACCCGCTTTGATGCTGAATGGTCCTACGATCCAATTAGTGGACGTTATCGCGGAGAGAATGGTCGCTTCCTGAGTCAGAAGGCCATTGAAGCATTGATAGACGGAAGGATAAACAAGCTGAGCGCACAGCTCAAGGACTTTACTCAGCGTCTCATTGATGGTTCCATCACGATAGATCAATGGCAAGGTAGTGTTCGTGAAGCCCTCAAGCCTGCTCACATTCAAGCGACGATGGTGGGAGCTGGCGGTAAGGCTGCAATTTCCCAGGCGGATTATGGCCGCATTGGCCAGAAACTGCGGGGCGAATATGCCTACTTACAAAAGTTTGCTTCTGGCTTGTTGGCCAATAGTATTTCAGCGCCCATGGCCCTCGCCCGTATTGGGCTTTACGCCGAAAGCATACGCGGCTCCTTCTGGGAGGGCACTGCCATTAGGCAAGGACGACAGGGCTACTCATTGATGCAGCGCATCCTGGACAGCCAGGCGCAGCACTGTCAAGATTGCTTGGACCATGCCGCCCGTGGCATCGCTCCCATTGGTAGCCTTCCCCTTCCAGGCCAGCGTTGCGCCTGTCGCGCAAGGTGTCGTTGTTCTGTGCGCTACCTCAGGCAACAAGCACCTGTGGTTTCTGTTTGATTCTGCTA